GAAATAACATGTGTGGGTTGTATGGGATACCCGACCCAACAACGGAGACTGTTCATCGAGGGGAACCCGAAGGCTGATCCGTGCAGTCGTTCGGCATTCCACATCCACAGAACAGGATGTTTAGCACGTAAATATTGACAACTGAGAAACGTTTTGGACCATTTAACCCCCCCGACCCCATAGCATTTTCGATGCCAACGCTATAGTGGCATGGGGGTCTGAAAACTAAGTTTCTCCACCAACTTAGTACAAATCCTCACGCCACTATAAAACCTCTCTAAAATCTCCTGGTCACAGGGAGTTATACCGAACGCCCAATAGAAACTAGCGCGGGTGGCGGGAGAAATGGGGCCATACCCCCTCTTCATACCCACACTCATCTGGCGGACTCCCCAAGACTGCAAGTCCGAGGCCGATTTCCTGGCATTACCCCAAGTCACATATGACCTGTAGAAATCCTGGAAAATAGGCACTTGACCAGTCATGGCTAGCCCGCCAGTCCCCACCGCATGCACCCACCCGGCAAACATTGGCCCAGACTGCCAACCCGCGACACACATGGTGTCCTTAGCGAGAGCAGTTTGGGGCTTCCGCACCATGATGTAACTATCAGGGTACGGACCAACATAAACTGGGTGCGTCTGGCAAAACTCTATTTCCTCAAAGATGTAACAAGGCGGCTCAACAACCATGGTAAAACCCATAAGTTGGAACCACTTCTCGAAACCTTCAATGAAGCGCGCGTAATCCTCCTGCTCCATAAATATGACACAATCGTCACCATTATTGGCAAGCTGAATACGAACACCAATGGACTCCGCATAGGCGTGGATCATGGCACACATCAACACACAATTCCCAAGGGATGTGTTCATGTCGCCACTCATCCGACCACCAACGGTCTTATACTTGAGCTTCCCATCGGCACAATAACCCCTGCACACATTCGCAAGCTGCTGGGCCAGGAGACGGCCCAGCTTGCGACGCTGCATAGCAGTACGGAAACACGAAACATAAATCTCGTGCTCCCATTGCAGGGCTTGCTGGCTGACATGCTGATCCATACGCTTAGCATCAGCGCCCACCGCAACAGGGTTGCGGAACATGGCCCATTTCTGATGCATCGTACGACCACTAGTCTCGGCGTTCATCCCTTTAAACACAGTCCGGTGACCAAACAACCGGCCCAAGACTTTAAAAAGACGCTCTTCTATAGCACGCAAATAGCGTCCCACCTCTATATTATACCTGGGTGAACGAGGACTAATCACCCTAGGCACTGGCTTCTTAGCAGAGAAATCGGTCTTCTCATACTTAACGAAGGCCACGATCCCAGCATCATCCTGCGACAAACTGCTTCCCAACAGTGAGTCGTAAGCGTCCTGGTACACTCGCCTCTTGCGGCCACGGAAGGTCTCGACAAAGCCGAGTCTCGTCAACGGGGCGACCGAAGGCAAAAGTGCACCAATCTGCTGCCGAGTGCGCAAAAGGCACTCAGCGAAATATCCGGGAGCTGGCAGTGGCGGTGGGACGAACACACCCTCTGCGTCCTTGACGTAGAAGACACGTTCCTTCACAGCACACTCCAGAGTCTTTATGTCATTATTAAAAGCAAGAAGGTTGGTCGGGGG